AACAGCTGCGTCTATTCCGTGTATAAAGTTAGCAGTGATTCCTTTGCGTTGTTCCTTTGGGTCGATCTCGTCTGTGTCGTCCTCCAGTTCAACCGTTGTTGATATGTTACCGACTATTGTACGACACTGTAATCGTTTCGTTTTTGTCAGTCCTTGTACAACTTTGTATCCACTCGGTGTCGTCCATCTGATTATCTGATTTCCTATTGCATTGGCACAACCACGTAAGAACTTCTGTATACGGACAACACTTTCTAACTCCTCCCGTGCTACCGTGTTGAACTGTTCGGCTAGGTAATTGATAGCGTCGATGTTCTCGCCCTCTTGAAACGGATGGTTGTCCCCAATAATACTTAAGAAGTTACTAAGCACGTGATAGTACGACTGACCGTATGGTTTATTCATTACCGCAGCTTTAGCCATAGCTCTTGTCACTCCGTACTTGAACCATTCAGATGCTATATAACTCTCACTTGACTGCTCCTTCAAACGTTCGTACACAAGGTCAGCAATGTACTGGTACATATCTCCAACTGGTTGGTCAGGTACAAGGTTGCAGTGCTTGGCGTGACGTGTATCCCGTAGTAACAAATGTAATATCTGCATACCGTTATTACTACAGTCCATACGTACAGGAAAGTGTGACACGTAACCGTATCCCTCTTTTGTAAACTGTTGATACTCAAGACAAAACGCTAGGAATCCAAACGGTTCACTCGCTTCCATCCACCAGTCGTTAGTCATCGGGTCTTCTGCTGTCTCAAGGAACCACTTCTGATGTTTACCTACCCAATGCAAGCGTTCTTCAATGCTACCCTTTACTCCCCATGCATTAGCTCCGTGGATCAACAGTCGTTCAAGGTCGTCTTCATCCATAACCTGTTGACCATCACCGAATAACAAAAGACCACGTGCTAAGTCGTTACCTTGTGGGTGCAGATAAGCTGGCATATAGTATACCCTGCCTCTGTAGTCTACTCGTGCAGGAAAGTAAACATCGTCCCATTCCTTATACTTCTTAGCTAGGTGTAGGATTTTAGCGTGTTGTAGCCTTTTGCTACGGTTACTTTCATTGCGACGTCGTATCTTGTCCTGTTTAAACTTCCACTCACGTAATTCTTCAGGTCGTTCGTGTCCGTTCTCTAAATATGGTTGCAAAGGTATCTCATGGAAGTCAAAGACCCTTTCTAGTTCGTAACACTTTAGAGCAATATCTAAAATCTTCGTGTTAATTTTCCACTTTACCTGCTGAATGTTATTCACGGACACGTAAAGATTCTTCATGCTTGCAAACTCGTAGTTGCTACCGTTCGGTCGGTTCATTACAAACGGATCGTTAAAGCTTTCGTATCCTCCGCTGTAAAAGTCTACCCAGTCTCTCGGTTTTGTCGGCAACGCCATACGCATCGGGTCAAGCATCTCTTTCCATGTATCAAACCGTCGTACCCAATCGCTGAACTTAGCAGACAACACTACGTCCTTGCGTAGCTTCTTACCAAATCGTTCCATCCTGAACTCTATCAGTCCAGTGTGTCGTTCTATCTCTCCCAACAACCACGCACCAAGTGATACCTTCAACCGTTTCTCCCAACACGTAAACCGTCGGTTATTCTTTTCAACATTATAAAACCGTTGCATCTTTGACCGTTTACTCTTTGTTTTTTGTACGCTGAACATCTTATTCTTTGCCACCGTGTGTTCTGCTACCCGTTGTCTTGCTACCTCTTCAAATGCTTTCCCTACTTCCGCTGCCAGTCTACTAAAGTGTCGGTCTTGTGAGTACATCTTATCCAACACGGTCTTTAACGCTATCTGTGCTACCATTTGAGGATGAAAGTCGGCTATGTAACACAACCAAATCGGCATGGACGGACACTTATCATCTCGTGTGAATCGGTTAAAGAAGTCTTCAATAGGGTCGGCTAACTGTGGTGCAAGCTTACTTAACACACGCTTACTGCTGTCCAACTCACTGCCACGCTCACTCTCTTTATAGAACTGTTGGAACTGGCGATAGGTAGCTCGTCCCCATCGTTTCATCTCGGCTTCGATTGCGTTCACTTTACTTCTTTTGTCAGTCGTTCTCGTTCGTCTGCATTCATGTGGCAAAACCAAGTCCTAGGACGAACACGAGGTCGGTCACTGCGTACAACATTCAACTCACTATCGTAACACAACTCATTATTACTCCAAAACAAGTCGTACCCTTTCGTGACCTGTGCAGATATGGACTCGTCTAAATGTTCCATAACTTCCTCGTGTTCGTCCGTTTCGTCCATCTCAGTAGTTTGTTTGTTCAGTTAGATTTGTAATAACCAATTGGTACGAGTATTTGGTCTCTTAATTTTTTGGCTTTCTTTTTGCATTTTGTTCTTAAACTCTTCCTCACTCTTTTTTTAGTCTTTGGGTGTGTGTAGCAAATAAACCAAGTTCCATTATTAAGCCAAAGGTTTTGATCATATCGTCTTTTCCTGTAATATCCGAGTCTATCTTTAAGAGTATCAACAAAACCTAGGTAATCCGTGTCTACCATTCGTTCAGCCCAAAACCTTTTAGCTGCTTTTGTGACAGGACTTTTAGATAAAGCAATCACCATAGCACCGTAATCACTGCAAGTTATCCTAGAATCATCTGTCTTCATGTTGTTGAATCAAATACAGTTCGTACAAATCTTTAAGTTCTTCTCGTTCTTCGTCGGTTAATCCGTCGTCATCCTCGTAGTCAAGGAAGCTAGTTAGCCAGCTATCGTAGTCTCTCATATTAAAATACTTTAGGTGGATGATTACCTTCAGGGATGGTTAAGCGTTTCATAGACTTACCTTTTACCCACTTATTCCAAACAGCTATGCCTCCGAATATAATGTGACGGTGCGGTATTTGTTGTATACCTTTTTCAGTCTGTCTTGCGTAGCTTCTGTTGATAAAGTTTCTGAACGCAAATACTGGATCACCCTCACTCAGGTTTAATCCTTTCAATAGCTTACTCACGATAAATTGTTCAACACATTTACCGCTTTTTGTATTTAAGGATAAGTGATAATGAAGAACGCCAACAGGTACTTTTGGTACTTTAAAATAGTGCTTATGCTTATCAACCAAATGACAGGAATAATCTACACCGACTTCTCCATTATATTTATCATACACTTCCTGTATTTCATACGGCTGTATAGTTTTTCGTTGAGCACCACCAGTCGTATCAGTCAAACCTTGCTTGCTGTTCATCTTTTCTAGAACTTGTAACACCTGAGCCATCGTCTTTGTGTTTGAGTGACCTGCTATGGCTAATACATCTGCATTAGAACGCTTGTGACCTTGGTCGTATGTTTCAAACATATCATGGTCAGCGTGGAAATGAGCAAATCCTTTAAAAGGTTCTCCACTCATAATACACGCCAACATTCTATGCTGTCCGTCCTCCAGTTTACCCTCGCAAAAACTTATAGTTGTGCATGGCTTCCACTTACCTTCAGACATGGCTTTGGCGTATCTACTCACCATGCCTTGGTTTATTGGTCGGTTAGTTTGTCTTTTATTGAATATCTCCTGAGCTTCTTCAGGTTCTATTTCAACATATGGATTAGATTTTTGGTCTATTACTTTCATATCGGTTTTCTTTTTTTGGGTTGTTATTTTGTTTCGTCATTTTTCACGGACACGTACAAGTCATGTCTGTCATTGTTTACCTTGTCAAGTAGCTTCTGCAACTCTAGATAAAGAGGGAAGAATCGGTTATCAGGGTCTATAAAATCCCCTCCCATCTCATGCTGGTGAATCCAGTACATTAACTCTTCAATCATAATTGTCGGTTCTAAAGTTATCTCTCGGCTCATTATAACGCTATCCGTTTAAAGGTTGAAGTGTCGGTATGTACGCACCCGTCATCGGTTGAATGGTAAGTGTCGTAACAAGTAACAATCCACTCGCCATTCTTGTAATCGTCGTCTTGCCAGATGTTAAAGTCAACAAACCCATCAGGTGTTTCGATAGAGTCCCAATGGTCGGTTGAAGGGTCGGTTGAATTGATGTGCTGTTTTGCACGGACACGTATGTTTTCTTTTATTTCTTCGGTTAGGTTGAATTTCATATATCGGTTTTTTGATTGGTTGGTTTATTAATCGGAATACAACATTGAAATGCATAGGATCGCAATGAATGCAATACAGAGTAGTGTTATCATTGACATTGGTCGGTTTCCTCCGGTTCGTTATCAGCTTCGGTTTGTTTGATGCAACCTATTTTAATGATTGCACTCGGTTTAAAGCATAGATCAGCTAGGCAGTCTACACATATATCTTCGCCCTCGTTTTCCGAGCCTTGAAGCGTTAAGCCACAGTGTTTGCAGACGGCAGTCGCTTTGCTCCCATCGCACTTACTCGCTTTGCTCGGTAACTGCTCTTGTTTATTCGCTGTCATGCCAGTTCTTTATGGCTTCCCTGCATTCGTAGTTTATAAAGTCATTATGGAAGTCATCAACAAGACAATCTAAATCTGACTCGGTTGCGTCTTCATGTACGGTCTTAATAAGTTTACGGACAAGTAAGTCCAAGGTTTTTTGTTCTTCAGTATTCATATTGGTTTTATTTATCGGTTATCGGTTAATGTTCGCTTTGCTCTCATCGTTATTGCTCTCTTCGCTCGTCAATAACTCTTAAGAGTACGCCCACAAAATGGGCAAGGTGAGCCGTCAATCGGACAAGACAAGCCTTCATCGGACGGGCAAGTGTCAATAGGATGGTGATCGGTTAGCTTGTGATGATTGCAACTGGCGGTTAAGAGTAGCAAGAGAGGTAATAAGAGTTTATTCATGATTTCAGCTTTCCTCTTTTTCAAATTCTATCCCGACAAGATCGACAACATCACAAGCAAGTCCAAACTCTGGATAATGTGTAAAGTAGGGCTCCTGATCAGGTTCCTTGTCATCAAATACATCAATATGTTCGTTATCCTTCATAAACTTTTCAATGTGCTTTATGTCTTCTTCTTCCAACCCGTCAAAGTCTCCATTGAATAATGCACAAAGTGCATAGGATGGAAATTGATATTCGTAAGTATTTTTAATTTTCATATAAGTTTTTTCCTTTCGTTATTAGTTTACTATTTCGTATTCGTTGCGAGTAAGTAATAATTCAATTCGTAAATCTTCATTAGGTAATACAAATATCTTACCCTTTTCTTTGTAATCGGGTTGGTTGGTTGCTATTACGGCTTTGTAAGTTTTATCTTTGTCAAGTTTGCCATACCCTTCCATTGAATAGTTAAGTTTAGGTTTTATTTTCATATAAGTTTTTTCCTTTCGTTTTTATTAGTTAG